GTTGACAATCGATTTATCTGAGGAAATTCAAAAATTAGAGGGATTAAAATAATGCATGAGTCACAGACAAACTTTCTGATTAGAATGAAAGATAAATTTCCTAACTCATTTAAAGAATGTAAAGTTCTTGAAGTTGGTAGTTTGGATATAAATGGAACTATTCGTATTTTATTTGAAAATTGTGAGTATACTGGAATCGATGTAGGACCAGGTCCATGTGTAGATGTTGTTAGTAGCGGACATGTGTACGATGCTCCAGATAATTCGTTTGATACAGTTGTTTCATCAGAGTGTTTTGAACATAACCCATTTTGGTTAGAAACATTTAACAACATGCATAGAATGTGTAAACCAGGTGGTGTTGTTATATTTACATGCGCCACAGATGGTCGACCTGAACATGGAACTAATAGAACTCAAGCGTGGGCTTCTAGACTAACAGTTGAAATCGGTTGGGGTGATTATTATAGAAACTTAAATGCTATAGATTTTGAAAATGCATTTGATTTAACGAAAATGTTTGAACCGCATGAGTTCTTTTTAGAATTAGTTTCGAAAGATTTATATTTTTATGGAGTAAAAAAATAATGGCAAATAGATCAGATTTTTTTGACGCTAAACTTCCGCGCTCTATTAAGCGCATGCTTATTATGGGTCAGGTCAATGGCTGGACTGGCGATAAGCATTCTCGTAATGCAATAAAGAATCAGTTTATCAAAGCACATGCTAATCATGTTGGGTTTAAACTCAAACGCCAATCAGCAGAAATTGGTGGCGAAGAGTAATGCACTCATTAACAGAACTCCGCGATTTCTTTATCTCTAAAAAAATTGAGATAAATGAATTTAATGGGTGGGCATTAAAAGTTGGTAGAGATGTTTGGACTTTGAGCGGTGATGTGTTTTATAAAAATGGTATACCGCAAAGTCTAAAGCAAAAAGATATTATTAACAGTTATACAAGGGTAAAAACAAATGGCAAACATCAAAGCAATCAAACTCGTAAATGGCGAGGAATTAGTAGTAGAAATTACAGATGACAATGAGTCATCAATAACATTTACAAATCCAGTTTCTTGCGTTCTTCAACGTGGCAAAGATGGCGCACCAATTCTAGGTTTTATGCCCTGGATGCAATCAAGCAATCCTCCGTTTACTGTGAACAAAAATAATATTCTTGTCGTCGCAGAAGTTGCTGAAGAGATTAAAAACGGTTATAATCAAATATATGGAGCAGGTATCGTTGTTCCTCCCAAGCAATTAATTACGGGATAGCATGTCAGATTTTTATACTAATGTTTCTGTTTCTGGAAGGTACATACTTTACAGAGGCATAGAGAACGACAAGCGTGTTCGACGAAAGATCGAGTATCGCCCCACATTTTATCTTTTGAGCCAAGACAAAACTGATACGCAAACTCTAGAAGGTGAGTGCGTAAAATCAATTCAACCAGGCAATATTCCAGAGTGTCGTGATTTCTTAAAGAGATATGAGAACGTAGATAATTTTCCAGTGTTTGGCAATAATCGATTTGAGTATGCGTATATTGCCGATTGTTATTCTGATGATATTCTTTGGGATATTAACAAAGTCAGCATTGCATATCTTGACATTGAAGTTGGCTCTGAGAATGGATTCCCAGAACCTAAAAATGCTAACGAATCAATTACAGCCATTACACTTAAACTCAAGGGCAATTATTTCGTATTTGGTATCGGCGATTATGTTAAACATCGTGATGACGTGCACTATGCACAATGTCGCGATGAGTTAGATCTATTACGAAGATTTCTTGACTTCTGGTGTCGATTTCATCCTGATGTAATCTCAGGTTGGAATATTAAAACATTCGATATTCCATATCTTATTAATCGTATTGTTAAACTCTTCGGTGAACCCGAGGCGAAGAAATTATCTCCATGGAATTATTTGACTAAACGCGAAATATATTTCATGAATCGTCAACATATCATCTATGATATTGTTGGTGTTGCAACTCTAGATTATCTTGAGTTATATCGAAAATTTACATACACACAACGCGAATCTTATAAACTTGACAATATCGCTCATATTGAGTTAAATGAAAAGAAACTCGACTTTAGTGAATATGAAACTCTGTATCAACTTTACAAGCACGACCATCAAAAGTTTATTGAGTATAACATCAAAGACGTGGAACTCGTTGAGAAACTTGAAGATAAGATGAAGTTGATTGAGTTGGCGCTGACTCTTGCATATGACAACAAAGTCAACTACGATGATGTGTTTACGCAAGTTCGTATGTGGGATACGATAGTGTATAATTATCTCAAACGAAAGAATATCGTAATCCCACAAATGAAAAAAGGTGATAAGAAAACTGCATTCGAAGGCGCATATGTCAAGGATCCGATTCTTGGAATGCATCAATGGGTTGCTTCGTTTGATCTTAACAGTCTGTATCCACACTTAATTATGCAGTACAATATTTCAATGGAGACTTTGATTGAGCCATCGAAATACACTGATTCAATGAAACATTTTATTGGCAATAAACGAATCAACGTTGACACGCTATTAAGTCAACAAATCGACACCAGTGAACTTAAAAAAATGGGCGTTACGATTACACCTAATGGACAAATGTTTCGTATTAATGAACAGGGTGTTATGCCTGAGATTATGGATAATATGTACAAGGATCGTACACGTTATAAGAAATTAGCGATTGAGGCGAAGAAAAAAATCGAGACTGTCCTTGAAGATAAAAATCAAATTGAATATCTTGAGAAACAAGTCGCGCGATACAATAATTTGCAATTGGCAAAAAAAGTCACATTAAATTCTGCTTACGGCGCACTAGGCAATCAATACTTTCGTTTCTTCGATACTCGTATTGCTGAAGGAATTACCACAGCAGGTCAGTTGTCTATTCGTTGGATTGAGCAAAAGATCAACAAATATATGAATCTTCTTCTCAAAACTGGTAACGAAGATTATGTTATTGCCTCTGACACGGATTCAATTTATTTAAATCTTGGACCGCTCGTAAACAAATTTTTCAAAGATACGAATGACAATAAAAAAGTTATTCGATTCATGAATAAAATTTGCGAAGAAAAGATTCAACCATATATCGATGATTCATATGAAGAATTAAGGCAATATGTCAATGCATATCAACAGCGTATGGAAATGAAGCGCGAGTCATTAGCAGATAAAGCAATCTGGACTGCAAAGAAACGATATATTTTAAATGTCTATGATAGTGAAGGTGTTGCATATGCTAAACCCAAACTTAAGATCATGGGTCTTGAAGCAGTTAAGTCATCGACTCCGAGTGCATGTCGAACTAAGATTAAAGAAGCAATTGATATTATAATGAATAGATCACAAGAGGATCTTCACAAGTTCATCGATAAATTTAGAAATGATTTTAAAAAATTACCGATTGAAGATATCGCATTTCCTCGTAGTGTAAATGGATTATCAGAATACTCAAATGAAACAAGTATCTTTAAGAAAGGCACACCTATACATGTAAAGGGTGCATTAGTTTACAATCATTTTTTACGCGAATTAAAATTAACTAAACGATATCAATTAATTCAAGAGGGCGAGAAAATCAAGTTTATCTATCTGAAACAACCTAACATCTTTAATAACAATACTCTTGCATTTTTATCAGGCATTCCTAAACAACTTGGCGCTACAAAGTACATTGATTATAATCTACAATTTGAAAAATCATTTCTTGAACCACTAGATATTATTCTTTCCACAATCAATTGGCAATCTGAGAAAGTTGATTCGCTGGATTGCTTTTTTACATAAAATAGTATACAATACATATATTCTATATGGAGAACACACATGAGTTTATTAGATAAACTAAAGAAAAATTCTACAATCAAAGACACAGCAATTCTTTCTCGTTCGATTTTTTTCGAAGAAAAAGATATGGTTCAAACCAGCATTCCTGCTGTAAACATTGCTCTTTCTGGTGCTCTTGATGGTGGATTTACTCCTGGTCTTACAATGTGGGCTGGTCCAAGCAAACACTTCAAGACTGCCTTTAGTTTGATCATGGCTAAAGCATATCAGGATAAGTACCCTGAAGCAGTAATCCTTTTTTACGACTCTGAGTTCGGCACTCCACAGTCATATTTTCAAAACTTTGGTATTGATAAGGATCGCGTGGTTCATACTCCAGTTACAGACGTTGAACAATTAAAGTTCGACATCATGAATCAATTAACAAATATTGAACGTGGTGATCGTGTGATGCTTTTAATTGATTCTATCGGTAATCTTGCTTCGAAGAAAGAAGTTGAAGATGCGATTGAACAAAAGTCTGTTGGTGATATGACTCGCGCCAAACAAATTAAATCACTGTTTCGCATGGTGACACCACACCTTACGTTGAAAGATATCCCGATGGTGGTCGTTAATCACACTTATATGGAAATTGGTATGTTTCCGAAAGCGATTGTCGGTGGCGGTACAGGATCTTATTATTCTGCTGATAATATTTTTATCCTCGGTCGTCAGCAAGAAAAAGATGGTAGCGAATTAGTTGGATATTCTTACATTATTAATGTAGAGAAGTCTCGTTATGTTCGCGAGAAGTCAAAGATTCCAGTTACTGTTAAATTTGATGGCGGTATTTCTCGCTATAGCGGATTGCTCGACATGGCGCTCGAATCAGGTCATGTAACGAAACCTTCTAATGGTTGGTACTCTCGTGTAAATACAGAGACAGGTGAAGTAGAGACAAAGAAATGGCGTCTTGCTGATACTGATGTTCCTGAGTTTTGGAATAGTATTCTAGAAAATGATACATTTAAAGATTGGATCCGAGAAAATTATTCATTCGGTTCTGTTGTAGAATCTACAGAGGAATAACTAAAAATGATTAGAGAACTTTTAGCAAAATTTCAATTTTGGAATGCTAAAAAATTAGAGCACGGTAAACATTATGAGTTCTTTTTAAATCTTTCTAATGAAGAAGCATTCTCAATTAAAATCTTAAAAGAATATCCTGGCGTAATTATTGAATTTATAAATGTGCACATGTCTTCTGAAACTGACATTACCTTTGATCAACAAATTATTGCGAATCCAAACCTTTGTAATGTTGAGTCGCAACGATTTAAAAACTTTACTGCTATGATTTTTCGTAGTATAATTAACAATGCCATAGGTGCCATAGGCAATGAATTAAAGGATCATACAAATGAAAACAGAGACGCTGATTCTTTCCAACTTGATAAAGAACGAAGCATATATGAGGAAGTCTCTTCCGTTTCTAAAGAGCGAGTACCTAACCGAAAGCCACGAAAGAAAACTGTTCGAAGAGATAAAAAACTTCATTCTGAAGTACAACAGCCTTCCACCGATAGCAGCGTTAAAGATCAATTTGAGGGAATCGACCAAACTGACTGAAATTGAGTTAAATAAATCATTAGAGTTGCTTGACGAGGTTTCTAATGACAAAGAAGAACAACAACTCAGCTGGCTTCTTGATACAACGGAAAAGTTCTGTCAAGAAAAAGCGATTTACAATGCCATTATGGATTCCATTCAAATCCTGGATGGGAAAGACAAAAACCGTGGCAAGGGAAGTATTCCTTCTTTGCTTTCTGATGCTTTGGGGGTTAGTTTCGATCCTCACATTGGTCATGACCTTTTGGATAGTTACGCTGATCGGTATGATTTTTATCATC